CGCGCAGAACATCGCGGCGATCCCGCAGGTCGCGCCGCTGGCCGACACCATTCTCGGATCGGCCGGCTACGAGGATCAGGACGCGGCGCCGCTGCTGCCTGCGGCGGCTGCTGGCACCCCTGTCGGAGAAGCCGCGGCGATCGCGCCGCCTGGAGTTCCCGAGCCCGCGAGCGGCATGCGCAGCAACACAAGCCCGTTGTTTCCGCCCCGCCCGACCACGGGCATTGAAGGAGGCCAGTGATGGCGAAGAAGTCCAAGTCCAGCCCGGAAGTCGCTCCGTACCATTCGGAAAACGAGTGGCGCTGGCGCGCCGAGGATGATCTGCGCACCTACAGCCAGTGGATGCAGATCAAGAAAGACCCCAAGCGGCTCGCGAACATGAAGCGGATCGCGAAGGAAAAGATGGCCGAAATGAAGGCCATCACTGATGTGCAGTCCAAATAAAAACGGAGAAACCCGATGGCAGTGGAAAAGATCGACATGAACCCCGACGACATGGACGGCGAGAACCTGGACTTCGGCGATGAGGTCGGCGGCGTCGATGCCGACGTGCTCGAACAGGCCGCAGGTGAGCTCGGCGGCGAGGATGGCGAGGACGGCGGCGATGCGGGCGGCGAGCAGCAGGGCGCAGCCGCAGGCGCCGGCGACACAGCCGCCCAGCCCGGCAAGGGCGCGCCGCAGAGCATCCCCTACGATCGCTTCGCCGAGGTCAACAGCAAGCGCAAGGCTGCCGAGGAAGCGGCCCAAGCCGAGCGCGAGGCCCGCATCCGCCTGGAGGAGCAGCTGAAGTACCTGCGGCAGGGCCAGACGCGGCAGCAGGCCCCGGCCGCGCCGGCCGCGCCCGCGGTGGACATCAAGGCGCTTACCAAGGAGCGCAACGCCGCGCTTCTGGAGGGCGACGATGACCGCGTTGCCGACATCGAGGCGCAGATCGAGGCCGAACGGCTGCGCCAGGCCGAGGAGCGCGCCTTTGCCCGTCTCCAGAAGGAGCGCGAGAAGGAGCAGGAGCAGGCCGCGGCCGCTACGCTGAAGCAGGCAGCCGCCGAGATCATCGCCGTCTACCCGTTCCTCAACTCTGCCAGCCCGGACGCCGACGCCGATGCGATCGAGGACGTGATGGCGCTCCGCGACCGCAACATCGCCAAGGGCCTTGCGCCCGCCGAGGCTCTGCGCAAGGCGGTGGAGCGGTTCAAGCCCGCGTTTGACGCTCGCGTCGGTGCTTCGGCCGACACCGGCGACGCCGGCAGCCAGGGCGATCCGGCGGCGGCGTCGAAGATGCGCAACGCCAAGGCTGCCAATCAGCAGCCGCCGTCGATGTCCGGCGGCATGTCGGCCGGCGCCGTTCCCCAGCTGCGCGACGTGAACAAGATGACGCCGGACGATTGGGCCAGCCTGCCCGATTCCGAACGCGAGAAGCATCTGGTCTGAATCCAGCCGGAGGCGTGGCAATTCGTCGCGCACTCCGGTACAAATGCAGCGCGGGCACTCGCCATGCAGCCGGATCTTCCGGCTAACCGCAGGGCGGCGCCGGGCCTCACTCCCCCGGCGCCACCTTTTTTAACGGCGATCTTCGTCAACGCCCCGGACGTAAAACGGCGGCAGCAGGTCGGCATCGACCCGCCCCTTGCGAGCGCATCGCATGTCAATCGCGCAGAGCGGCGCACAGTTCCAAAGTCAATCCCAATCGACTCGGAGAAACGAGATGCAGACGAATTTTGCTGCGCTCCAGCCGCATCAGAAGCGCGCGTGGGGCCACGAGGCTTACAAGCAGTTCCGCGACAACTTCTTCTGGCTCAAGCTGCTGGGCAAGGGCGAGAGCGCAGTCGTGGAGCGCATCACCGAAATCACCAAGACCGACAAGGGCACCAGCTCGGCCATGCTGAAGCTGATCGCCGATCTGGTCGGCGGCGGCATCACCGGCGACAACGAGGTCGAAGGCCGCGAGTCGGAGCTGCAGTCCTACTGGCAGGAAGTCCAGATCGGCCGTCTGCGCAAGGGCGTCCGCAACAAGGGCAAGCTGTCGGAGCAGCGTTCGGTCATCAACTTCCGCAAGGAAGCAAAGGACAAGCTGGGCCAGTGGCTGGCCGAGACCCTGGACGAACTGATGTTCCTGACCGCATCGGGCATCAGCTACGACCTGAACACCGACGGCTCGACCCGCCTGGTCCCCCCGGGTGAGGACGCGCTGAGCACCCTGGACTTCGCGAGCGACCTGCGCGTGCCGTCCACCAACCGCCACTTCAACTGGACCGGCACGGCGCTCGACGCCGGCAACACCGCGGTCATCACCAACGCCTTCGTCCCGAACTACAAGATGATCGTGGACCTGATGGCCGAGGCGCAGACCCGCAAGGTCAAGCCGATCAAGTCCGGCGGCAAGGAATACCGCATCCTGCTGATGCACCCCAAGGCGTTCGCTGCACTGAAGAAGGACGCGGACTTCCGCGATGCCCTCATCAACGCCGACGTGCGCGGCTCGAACAACCCGGTGTTCACCGGCGCGGCCGTCACCTACGACGGCGCCGTGATCCACACGCACAACAAGGTGTTCAACACCCTGCGTGCGGCCTCGGGCTCGAAGTGGGGCAACGCCGGCGCGGTCAACGGCACCCGCACCCTGCTGCTGGGCTCGCAGGCGCTGGCGCTGGCCGACCTGGAATCGCCGCAGTGGGAGGAGGACACCTTCGACTACGGCAACCAGCAGGGCATCGAGATCAGCAAGATGTTCGGCATCTTGAAGCCGCAGTTCCGCGCGCCCTACGAGGGCACGGTCGAGGACTTCGGCGTGATCGCCTGCGACCACTACATCGCCTAAGCCGGGAGACGAGCAATGGCAATCCAGTACGCCGAGAACCGCCAGCGCGTTCGCGCTGGTCTGGTGACGTTCAACCACACCGACGCGCCGAACGGCGTGTTCCGTCCGCTCTTTGAGCTCCCGAATGGCGCCGTGCTGCTGACCGCAGCCGTCCACGTCCTGGTCGCATCGAGCACGCCGACCACCGACGTGCTCGACATCGGCACCAGCGGCGCGGCCAACTCGCTGTTCAACGACGTGAACGCCAAGTCGCAGGCTCGCACCGCCTCGACCACGCTGCCCAACGCCCCGGCGTCCGGCACCGTGACCTACGGCGTGACGCGAGCGGAGACCGGCAGTGCCGCCACCAACGGCACCTACGCCGTGAGCTACAGCTACATCATCCTGGGCGGCTCCGACTTCACCCAGAGCTGATCTGCCAGCGGGCCTTTCCCCGGGGACTGACCATCCCCGGGGCTTTTTGCAGCCAACAAGAGGCGAGTGACCCATGAGCACCAAGTTCCGATCCCCTCCGGGCTCCGAGCCCATCCGCGTCGCCCTGCTGACCGGGCACACCACCATCATCGGCAACGACTGGCAGGATCTCGATCCGCGGTTCCACCGCGAGGCCCTGCGCCTCGGCGCACAGACCGAGACCGCCGAGAACATCGAGCGCGGCCTGGACGCGCCGGTGGACAAGGGCGAGGCCGACGCCATCCGCGAGGCGATCAAGATCATGCTGGATCGCGGCGGCGAGGACGACTTCACCGCGTCCGGCTACCCTGACCTGCGCGTCCTGCGCGGCCTGGCCGGCTTCAACGCCAGCAAGGATGCGGTCTATGCCGTGTTCGACGCGATGAAGGCCGAGGCCCAGCAGTGACCCGCGCCGAGCTCCGCGCCCAACTCCGCAACCGGCTGGATGACCTGTCCGGCAAGCGGCTGTGGAGCGACGCCGAGCTCGACGGCCTCATCAACGAGGCCTACTTCGAGGCGGTGGAGCGCAGCCACATGCTGCGCGACACCGTGACGATCACGCTGGTCGCTGGACAGTCCGCCTACATCGTCACCGGCGCGCTCCGCATCGACGCGGTGCGCGTCACCGGCCAGCGATACCCGCTCGCCGTGCGCAACGAGTTCGACCTGGACCGCGAGGCACCCGCGTGGCGCACGCGCCCAGCCGGCACGCCGGAGATCTACCTGCCCAATGAGGACCGCCTGACCATCTGGCCGGCGCCGCAGTCGGCGGGAACCATGCAGGTCGATGTCCGCCGCATGCCGCTGGCGCTGCTGGAGGCCGACGGCGACGAGCCGGAGATCCCCGCGCGCTACCACCTGCGCATGCTCGACTGGGCCCTGCACCTGGCCTACGACAAGCGCGACGCCGACGGCAACGACCCCGGACGGGCCGAGATCTACGCCCGACGCTTCACCGAATCCTTTGGCGAGCGCCTGACCGCCAAGCAACAGCGCGGCCGCGCCGACGGTCGCAAGCACGTCACCCGAACTTCCTGGTAAGGAGCCGCCGTCATGGCAAACACCCTGTACGACTTCGCCCGCCGCAAGCTCCTCGCCGGAGAGGTGGATTGGGCTTCCGCCGATGGCGCCAACACCC